CAAGTGCCCAAAGCCGATGAAGGGTTTCTCGGGACGATGCAGGCTCCGATACCACACTCGATCCGGCAGCATTATCGAAGCATTGAAACAAGCGCCGTCTCCGCCCGTTAAGGTGAAGGAAATACGCAACTGGGAGATTGTCGTTGCCAAGTGCAATTGCTGCGGCCACGTTTCGAATATTCCGCACTGGCAACTGAACCGCGTGGCCAAGGCCGACACCACTGTAGACGATATTGCCAAGCGGCTAAAATGCAAACGGTGCAACGTCAAGGGTGATGTGAAGATCACCATAGCCAAGATGCCGAGGTGAGCATGTGTAATCTTTACCGCGTAAAGACCAATCAGGAATCGATCCGCGACATTGCGGGGATCATGCAGGAGCGGCTTAACCTGGAGCCAGACGTTGAGGTCTATCCAGATCGGCCGGCGCCAGTGGTGCGCAACGGTGAGACCGGCAGGGAGCTGGTCCCGCTGACGTGGGGCATGCCCTCGCCGCAGTTCGTCACGCAAGGCAAGCCTGACACCGGCGTGACCAACATCCGCAACGTCACTTCACCGCACTGGCGGCGCTGGCTTCGACCAGAGAACCGCTGCGTGGTTCCGTGGACGACCTTTTGCGAATGGGAAGACACCAAACCCCGTAAGACGAAGCGGTGGTTTGCAATCAATGAGGAAACGCCGCTCGCTTTCTTCGCTGGGATCTGGACGGATTGGCATGGCGTTCGCGGATCGATGAAAAACCCGCGCGAAGGCGACCACCAGCTTTATGGATTTCTGACGACCGACCCAAACAGCGTCGTCAAGCCCATCCACCCAAAGGCTATGCCGGTCATTCTGACGAACCAGGATGAAGTGGAGCTATGGCTTACGGCGCCGTGGGAGGAAGCGAAAGCGCTTCAACGTCCGTTGCCTGATGACGGCCTCGTGCTGCTGCCTGTCGAAGACGAGAGGAAGACTGCCGATCTTTTTGGATGAGGGAGGGGAGAATGCTTCTGAAACCAAGCGTGCTTGAAGAACGTGGCATAAGCGCTATCGGCCAACCAGCCGACGGCGATTATATGGATATCGACCAAGTGGAGCTGAGCACTATCGATCGGCGTCTCATTGAGAAGGCGTTGGCCACACCAGATTTTAAAGAGGTCTACGCCTATTCGGGGCCGGAGAGGTTTTGGACCGATCCTGACCGGACGTCTGGCGCATCCATTCAGATGCTTTACAGCGATGATCTCAAGCAAGCCCTGATTCTGTATTTAGACCCTGCCCTGTCTGATGTGATTATCGGCTCGGTTTCAGCCGACGATCCTGCCGAAGCTCTGCATGAGTGGTCTATACAGTTTCATGCACGCGGCGCCTCCCCTGTGATTGGCGCAGATCTGCCACCAGAATTTCGAAAGAAGAACCGATGAGCGACCAATCAAAAAACAGTGACGGCATTCACGAGAATCACTATTGCGAGCATCCTGGCTGCAAGAAATGGGGCGGCTTTGGCTTCAGCCGTTCGAAGGGCGAGAAATCAACGTGGCACTGCTGGGAGCATTACCCCGAGCGATATATGTTTAAGGCCTCTGCACCTTTTCCATCCGCTGTAAGATGACCTTGATCTCGCGAAGATCTCCGGACTGTTGCGACAGCTGAGTCTGTATATCTTTGACTGTCGATGCAATCCCGCTTGTGGCTTGTTCATTGGTCGTGATGCGATAACTGAGATTGTCAGCCATGGCGGAGAGCTTACGGACATCGGTCTCTAGGTTTTTGAAGCGCTCATCGGCTCTGGCCTCGATCGACTTCACTTCCACCAGCCGCTCCTTATGAAGCTGCTCATGGTTCGATCGCCAAACCTGCAGATCGTCGATATCCCGGCTTTTGTCCACCCAGATGATAACTCCACCCACGATCATGCCGCCCAACGTGACAAGCTGGATGATTGTGTTGAGGTTCCATTCAAGTTTGGGAGCTCGACTTATCTGCATATCCGTATTCTCCGACATCCGGTAAGCCTGCCCTTGAGATGCTATTATTTGCGACACGCGGTGTCAGCCGCGCACTGCCTGTTGTTGGAATTGATTGCGGGACCTGCTGTCTCATCCTGAGATGCGAGGCGCGCGGCCTGCGGATCGGAGAAACGGATAAATTGGTAGCCAGATCCGTTAGTCGCAGGCGCTGTCTGGCAAGCCGCTATCGCGCATGAAAATAAGGCAACGATGACGATCCGGCATATTACGGAAGGAGGCATTGTTTTTCTCCAGGGTGGTGATGCGATCAAGCGCCGCTTTTGCCGCCTCAATCTGGGCGACGGACTTTCCCTCGCGCTTGCCCATCTGAAACGCGGTGACAGAAAGGGTAAAGGCAACGGCGAGTGCCGCTGCCCCGATTTTGAGCCAGTCGGGAATAAGCTTCCACATCAGGCCATCTCCCGCACCTGGTCAGACACGGCCTTTGCATCAGACTTCTTGCGCCATAAAAGGAATACGCCAGCTAGGGCGAAAGCCAGAAGCACAAGGGCAAGATTTTGCCACGGCATCGAGCCAATCGCCGCCAGCACGGAAGAGAGGCCAGTGCCTGTCGCGACAGGTACAATAACTTCCTTCGATTTCCACCATGGTGCATCGAGGCTGGGTGGGGTGACCGCAACCGGCTTCTCTTCAGTCACCGGAGCCGCCTTGATCTGAGCTTGCGCGACCTGCGCTTTCGACGCGAGATCGACCAGCGTCAGATGAATGGCAGCACGCGTCTGCGGTCCGTCGAGGCCATCCAGGTTACCGGCATACTTCCCTGCCCGCTTTGCTGCGCCCTGAAACCCCCGAATGTCCTCAACATCAAAGCCCAGTACCACGAGGCCAAGGCGGGTATAATAGTCGAGACGATCGGCGAAACCATTCAGGCCGCCATTGATGCGGCGCGTGATCATCTCCGCATCGTTACGGTCGGCATAGCGGTTAAGGCTCTTGCGATCGGGATTACCTTCATCCCAGTACCAGATGGCAGAAAGGCCTTCCCACGGATCAGTGTTGATGAGATCCGGATTGGAAACGAAGTCGGGCGGATTAAGGTCTTTCCGTTTGCACCATTCGTAGAAGGCTCGGATGTTGTATCCGCCGGTCACTTGGATAGGGCCGCGACCACGGTTCTTGTAGCCGTCACCATCTTTTGCAGGCGTATTGCCGAGGTCGGAGCGGGTATCATATCGCTCCTGTGCCGGCGTCGGTCCCCAGATCTCGCGATCGTACTTGAACGAACCGCTTTCGTGCATCAGCTGCGCTAAGAATGCGACGGCACGATGTGGCAGATCAAGGCCGAACTCGGCGCCGTACTTATTGAGCGCCGTCATAACCGAGTTGAGGTTACTGTCATTCACGCGCGATTTCGCAGCCGCGCGCAGGTGCGCGGCAGTTACAGCCGTCATGTGGCTTCTCCTGATTGTGGTTTATGGGTGCCGGCTTATGCCACCGAAAAAAAGGTCCGCCGAAGCGGCGGGGTCACCACGCGTTGAGAGCGACCCTCTTCCAGCTGTTCGCCGCGATACAAAGGTAAAGATAGGTGCCGTCCCATGCAATCTGACCGGCCCGGCCTGCATCGGTCGCGGAAGCGGGCGCATTACCGTTCTCGATGACAAACTTCGAAGAGATAATGAACGAGTTTGTTGACTGCTGGTATCGATACACAAACCGACTATTTGTGTTGTCGAAAACTCCCCAAAGCGTTGAGTTGCCGAAAAGAGCAATATTGTAACCGATGCCCCATGTGATCGAGCGCTCATCGGTACCAGTCCCACTAAAGGTCAGATTGCCCTTTAAGGTGCCCCCGTTTTCACTAATCCGGGCGTTCACCTGGCCTTGCAGCTTGCCGATGGCAGAAAGGATGCTGTCTGCTGCCGTCACAGCACTGCTGGAGGTGCTGAAGCCCGCAAGCATGGTGGCGAGCGTGCGCGTCTCGGTAAAGTATTTGTTCGTCGCGCCTTCGGTTACAGCATCTGTCGAACCGGGGGATGCGCTGATCTCGACATAGGTCGAACCGCTCCACCGATAGATCTTGTTCGTGTCGAGCGCAGTATAAATCTTGCCTGCTTCGCCTGATGCCGGGAACGCCGCGAGATTGGCAAACTCCAAGACATCATCGACGTAGGAAGGTAATTGAGTCGCCGCCACCTTTCCGGTCGCATCAAGGCCTGCATAACCGTTGGCGACGTTGCGATTGCTCCGGGTCTCGAAATTGCCAGACGCAACGACCAGCGGGCGAACCGCTTCCGCCAACTCACCAATCTGTGGAGCTGGTACGCCTGCTTCAACAGCCTTCAGGCGCTCGAAGAGTTCTGCAATCGGATTGGGAATGAGTGACATCAGGATCGCCCTCGCGAATTGGCAAGTTGCTCATGCGCGGCTGTCCAAACAGCCAAATCGTATTCATTGAGGCATTGGCTGTAGACGGCGGCGGCGTCGTATATCAGTTCACCGGAGGCAAACTGGCTCATCATGCCGAATATGGGGGCCTGCGACGGCTGTAGATCGCCAGGCCCCCCGCGCAGGCTGTTGATGTTGATCTGCGTCGAGAGTTGAGCAACGCTTTTACCAACCCGTTGTTGCAGCGATATCTGCCCACCACCATGATGCCGGATCACCATCGTCTGAGGCGTCTCGAAACGCGCCACCCATTGGTCGTAAGGCACCGAAGGGAATGAGCTGATAACAGCACCATCGAGCGACACCGGAAGGTACGCTCCGTGGAGAGCCTCCGCTGTAATCGGTAGACCATTCGTTTGCTCAATGAACACCTGGAGCCCGCGCAGCCCGTAGTCGGTAGCAAGGCGAATAATTGACCGCCGCCCCGAAGGCCCAGCGGCGACGGGAGCCTTGACGTAAACCCCGGCAATAATTGTCCAGGGATCTGTGACCGTGATGGCCGGAGCACGCACATTTGCAATGTCGCTAAAATTGACGCCACCACCTTCGAGGAACGCATAGGTACCAGACGGCGCCCCGGAAGCGCCGTCTGCCTCATTGGCAAAGGTCCCTGCAAATCGCATCAAGGATACAAGATCGCGCCCAGGAAACCCTTGCAGCCGATCGATCTGCCCTTTCCCAAACGACCCCGCCGGCGCATGGGCTGCGACTTTAATAATAGTGGTAGTCATGCCAGCCTCAATTGCTTGTGAAAAAGGACACAGTGGTTGAACAGCGGATAGGACTGACCTGACATCTGGCCGGTCCCGGCATCCCCAAATCGGTAGACGCTCATTGCATTGTCACTGTCGCGCAAGTTTCCCCACGGATTATCGCGGAATATTCCAGCGACGGCCCCGGCGTTGAACGTTGCGGCTTTGCGCAGGTCGTCTCCCCGGCAGATCGTCTTGCCGCCCTCGTAGCGAACATCGAGGATCGCTAGCCGCGCAGCGTCTTGCTTCAGGAAAAAAGCCCCTTGAATGGTGAGTTGCCCGAATACACCCCGGATGTCACCATTGAAGACAAGCTCGGTTGACGCACCGGTATAAACAGTTCCGGTACGCGGGTCGGTGTAGCTATAATCGGCGCCGGCTCTTACAGCCTCTATCGCTACAGGCGTGTTCCGGTAGAACGAGTCCGCACCATAGGTAACGAACACCTGCTGACCCGGCGGAATAGGTGTGCCGAGGTCGATATCAACGATACCGTTAAGGCCATCAATGATCGTGACAGCAGCCACCGTCAGACCAATACCCGGATTATTGGGCGTGCCTGTCGTGACACGGAAACCCTTGTCCAGACGGTCGGGAAGATAGGTCGCCTCCCAGACGAGCGGTGGGCGCGGCACATGCATGCGAAGGCGAACTTTCGTGTCGCTCTCTTTTGCGCCGTCGATGCATTCCAGAGGCCGCCAGTTCTCGCCTTCGAACAAGACGCGCCAAAGGACCTTGCCCGCCATCTCACCCGCCCAGCGCTTGCCATCGGCACTCCTGTGGATCGGGTCGCCCCTGAGGAACTGGCCATTGTAGACAAGTGACTTGTTGTTAAGGCCCGACGGATACTGATATTGAGGGCCAACGACAAAGATTTCGCGGTACTCATTCGCGACGTTCAGCTGTGCCATACCGATGTTGTGGGTGACGGTTTGTTCGATGAACATCGGGACATTACGCAAACGTCCGGTCTTGGCCTTCACGACCGCGTTCCACTGACCATAATAGTCAGCCAGGCGGGCGCCATATCCCGCCACAAGAGCGTCATAGCCGAGGATCGGTCCGCCAGGATCGAGCCGACCGCCACTCTCATCTTCGCCCTGGTTCCACATCATTGCAGGAACGTCGTAATCGTATCCTTCTTTGTTCGCGGATGCTTTGATCTTATCGATATCATCTGCGAAGGCTTGCCAATGGCCGTTCACAGCGCCGCCGACCGGTCCAAGCTCGTAAAGGGAGCGCGCGCCGCGATGCGGGTAGCTGAAAACAATCTTCGGATGGGTATCATCCTGGTTGCCCGCGAAAGGACCGCCAGCCAGTTTCGTTTTGATCTGAGCCGTGACGCCCGAGGAGATCGTTTCGCCAGCAACAAGGTACTGCCGTTCCTTCAGTGGCGCGATATCGAAAGCCGAAGTTCCACGGTCCGAAAGAAGCGGAGAACTCAGGATAAATCCATTCCACGTCTGAATGCCCTTGCGAGGCATGTAGCCGCCCATTTGCTGGGGTGTTGTGGTCAACGGGGGAAATGCATCGGCTCCCTCCTGATTGCTTTGCCCCATGAGGATGATGTGGCAGACGCTCGCCATCATCTGCGGACGGAGATGGCCGCGAACTTCCGCCCTGCCGCCGTCGCGCCTGGGCGACACGATCGGCACGTCCTCGTCGTAGAACAACCCGCCATCATAAATGGGATCGTTGCCGCCTGGTTCGACCAAAGCCACAAGATCGAGAACATTCAAAGCGGCGACGTCAGCTTCGATCTGCGTCGTGTCACTCTCTGGTGTCGGTCCGATATAGGACCAGGATCCAGCACCTACAGCGCCGTTCTTCCGGTAAACTCCACGCCCAGGATCGTTGTAAACGCGACCTTCAGTACCGTTGGAATAACCAAGGTCCGCGTTCATGCCGGCGACAGTTGCGAAACTCACCCACTTTCCAGCAGCAACAGCTTTCAGGCCATCAAACTGATCCTGGATAGTCTTGCCTGCCTGGCGGACGAGCGGTTTCGGCACAGCAGAGGGAGCAAGCGCCGGGCCATCCGCAAAAGCGGTATTGATTGCATCTCTGATTTCGTTCGCCATGATTTCTCCATGCGAAAATGCCTCGCCATGAACGGCAAGGGTTTCAGTCCTGACTGCTTTAGAAATTAGCCAACCGTGAACGCACCGGTTGCGACTGGATCGCTCTCCACACCAGAACGATTCACGGACGTGACCCACCCGTATCGGGTACCGGCGCTCATTGATCGTGAGGCATTATCTGCGGCGTTGGGGCTGCCATACTCCACAGGCCCTAAAAAAGAAGCCGTCGAAAAATTATTGACGGTGTTCACGTAGATTTTCGCTCCGGCGTAGTTTGCACTATTCGGGGCTACCCAAGAAAACAATGCAGTTCCGATCCCGGTAGACACAGAATCAACGTCCACCAACCCCGGAGGATTTGGGTCTGACGTAGAGGTGACAGTCTCGGTGGCCGACCAGTCGCCTGTTTTGCCATTTGATGCCGTAAATGCCGCTTGGACGTCCAGCACCTGGTCGGAAGGGACAATATCCGTCGAAACAGTAATGAACCCGTCAGAGGGCTGCATGTCAGCGAATGCCTTTGAGACCCAATCTCCAGGGCTTCCCCCACCCGTGTTTGCGATCCGATAACGCACCATAGGCGTCAGACTTCCATCGTCTGGCTGATCTATGCGGACCCGCAGATAGACGGAGCCGCCATTGGCTTCTACAACGACAGAATTGACAACCGCCGTCTCAATTTCCTCGGCGTTCAGGCGCGTAGGGACCGGTGGTGCGCGCCCTTCATCTATTGCAGGATTCCAGTCTTCGATATTTTCTGGATGCTTGATGAAGTCCATTGAAAAACCGCCCTGCAAGATTGAAAGGGTAGACTTGCGGTTCTCAACCAACTGACCATTCAGGCGCGGCAACATGTAGGGGGCGTTAACTCTGACCCAGCGTGCATAAACGGCATTTATGCCGGACAGGCGCACAATAAGGTTGCCCCGGATCTTTTGCCTAACCCGAAGCCAGTCACGCTTTCCGAGCCGACGTGCCTGTCGCCATTGATGGCACCACTGGTAATCGGCCTCCTGTGCAAGAACGCGGCCTGCCGTCAACTGCGCAGCAACATCCTCAAAGAAATCCGTATCGCTTGTCGCATACCCGGTTGCCGGATACGTGAATTTCGGGATGAGGCGGTTGATCTCATCTTCGAATAGAACGTCGTACTCGATCTGGTGGCCGGTGATGTCGGCGTCGGTTAGCGTGACGACGCGGCTTTCACGGAATTTCCCGACCGTGAATAGAAGCGCGCCGTCTCCTCTTTCGCAAATCCAGCCGTCGCATGTTGCAAGAATGGCGTTAGTTCCAACCTTCGGATCGTTTTCCGTTGTGTCAAAGCCATTGCACTCGTAACGCTTTTCCGTCCCGCCGCCCGCTAGAGGGACATCCTCGTCGCTGACATTGGCCTCTTCAATCCACATATCGAGAACCGGAAGGATGGCCCGGTTAAAGTCTCTCCGGTGGCCGAACTCGTTGAAGCACTGGTGCCAGCACATGATAAGCGCGGAGTTACGCGACCAGACCCATGCAGCCGGGTTACCGGGATCGGCGCTGATCCTGTAATCGAAGACATAGGCGAGATCGGCCTCGACAGAGAGCTGAGGAGCGCCATAAGGGAACCTGGTGTTCTGATCCTTGGCGGCTGCATTTGTGGCGATGTAGGCTATCGAGGCTTGACCATCACCACGGTGATTGTTTGTCCAGACGCCACTAGCGCCCAACTCTCCCACTATCTCGTCATATGGCGCTTCTGGATTATTCCCGTACCGCCGCAGGATCTGGACATTTGAGCCGTACCGATCACCCTCGGTAGTGACGCCGCCGCCATTCACCTCGACCTCATCTTCATGGAGCCAATAGCGATTGACGCTCTTGATGCGGTGACCGGCGATCGCCTGAACCGAAAACAGCTTCGACCCCTTGGCAGTCCATAGCATCTGCGCGCCACCCATGCGACAGCGACCGACACCCCATTGCCGGTATGGGATAGACTGTATTTTCGGGACGCGACCATCTTCCGGCTTGGGAGGCTTAGGAGCCATCAGAGCCTGGATGCCGATCGTCAGAGCTGTGACAGCAATTGCCGAAGCAATCGACGCATAGGTGATTGTGGTGCCCGCGATCGTAAAGCCAGCGGTCCCAAAGACTGCCGTGAAGATCGGCGTAAAAATCGGATCGAAGACAACTTGACTGTAAAGGCTTGTCGTATGGCACAAACCATATCGCTGAAGCATCATCCGTTGATGGAAGCTCACAGGTAAAATCTCCACGCTGCGACGAAGTCAGCTTTCGTTGCCCGCACACCAGCGGGAGAAATGGCGGCCCATAGAGGCCCAAACCGGATGGCGCCGACGAACGCCTGATGCATTTCCAAAGAGCTCTCCCCCGCCATCATGCAGACGATACCAACGTCACCGTCCTGCGGATTCTGCACGCGGCGGGCACCTATCGAAGAAAGCTGCCGAGCGGCGAAATTCACCTCGCCCCCGTATTCGGCTATGAGCGCATGCGCCTCGCTTCGGCTGGAATATGTCCCACGATACTCCGCAGCCGGATCAATGCCTGTTTGGTCGAGGCACCAGGACGCGGGAAACGTGAAGCAGTCGTCGCCGCCCATTCCGCCCCATCGAAAACGATGCGGCAGAGCCAGAAATTCGTGAATGTTCATGGTGCCTCAGTAGTTGGGCCACACCGGATTTATGGCGCGGGCCAGTTCGCCTGTTCGGCTGCAGAACTCATCCGTGGGCGATATCGCTTTTTGCATGGCATCCGACCACAGCACCCTTGCGGCCCGAGACCGGGTGTTTTCACCGGCGACGACAGAGAGGCCGAGCGAGAGCGTTGCCGTCTCGCCAGCCTTCGTCGGCTGTCTGGCCTCTTTTGTATGCGAGGCTATGCCCGTCCAGATCGGGATTACCTTGCTCATCGGTTGGTAATAATGATCGAGCGTGGTTAATCCTACCTGCACGAGCGCGCCACGAACGGAAGGAATGCTGTCGAGCATCGCAGCGCCGGTTGCCGGATCGATGCCCGAAACGGAAAAATCGACTGCATCAGATGTACCGTTGACGAGGACCTCGAGCGAGGGGATGCCGATCAGGCGGCCACCGCCAAGATAAACCGTGCCGTCCGCATCAACGCCATCAAAACCCGCAGGGACATCGTTGACCCCAAACCACATATGTAGCGCCGGCTCTGTGCCAATGCGCAGGAAAATTCCAAGTTGATGAGAGCCGCGCTGCGCTTCGATGATGGCAGCAGGCACGTAATCGACGGAATAGGCCATCAAAATGCCTCTACGAATTGGATTGTTTGTCGCGTGACAAAAAAGGCCTCAACAACAGATGGTAGTGTGAAGTCGCTTTTGAACTTCGCGACGAAACGTGGCCGGGCAAACTCAACACGCGTTCCCGCCGCGGTCGCCTCGCGCAAAGGCGGAGATATCGCCAGGGTGTAGACCGGCGCAGGTTCGTCGGTGACGGTCAGAACATCCCAGTACCGATAGGCCCGCCATCCACGCGCCACATGATAGATCGAGAACCAGTCAGACCAGCGTAAGGGACGCGACAGGCCGTACACCCTCATCTTCAATATCCCGGCGTTTAGCGCGGCATCCTCGACGACCTCACCATAGACCGTGGCCTGAGAGTACCCGGAGGTGTCCGAAAAAAACGACCCGTCAGAGTGAGGAATACCCCGGATAATCGGCGTTGGTAGCTTTGGCAGCTTCGGGAAAGGCCCGAACCAGTCCGTTATAATCGGAATATTGATGAAGCGAAAACTACCGTTCAATCGAGCGCCAAGCCAGTTGATATACTCATAATGCTCAGGGTTCTTGATCATGCAGTCTTCATAGGTGGCGGACACGACGCCGCCACCGCTCATCTCAATGGCAAGGGTTTCACCAAGCCCATTTCGCCCACCATCAATGGCAGATCCCGTCACGTCGAATGACGTTCGCACCGGAGCCAGAAAATCTGCTTCCAGTGTCGGTTGGTTAAGAAACCTCGACATGTCATCCCTTTTGTGATGCGTATTTGGATTGCAAGGTGCCGAAGCCACCCCGGCGCATGTCGTCGTTTTGTCTAGCCAAAGCCTCGTCGACACCCTGTTTCACCAACGTGCGAACGTGGTCATCACCATTGGCGCCACTAATCTGCACAGTAAGTGCAGTTTCGTTGCGAACCGTCTGCATGGTGGAGCGCGGAGCCAACGAAGGTGCCTTGGGTGCCAGAAGCTGCTTTGACTTTCCATTCGGGATGACCTGCGATCCCTGCGGCAAGTTCAGAAGCTCCGGCCCCTGCTCGCCAACGACGGCGAGGCCACCAGGCGCATAGCTGGTGCCATTCGCAAACAAGCCCGTGATCTTTCCGGACTTCGCAAGGTTCCATTGCGAGCCACCACCTTTGAAAAGCCCGCCCAACCAAGAGAATAGGCCACCACCACCGCTACCACCGCTCGCAGCCGGAGCGGACGGGAAGAACGAGGTGGAAAGCTGACCCAATTGCCCAAGGCCTTGCGTCGCAGCACCCGAACTGCTGGCGACCTTCTGCAGGGCGCCTGCTGCTTCCGTGGCCCGACGCGCCTGAAGTTGCGCCGCATCGACCCAAGTCGTTGCAACACTGTCCGACGAATTGCCGGATAACATTTGCAGCTGAAGGCCATTCTTGCCCATTTTACTGACGCCTGTAGCGAGGCCGACGTGGCCGCCCGCTTGTCCCGCGCCGAGCCCACGACTCTGAAGCAACACGTCGCCACGCATCACGTCTTTCACATCGACAGCCTGCCCCCAGCTCTGGAAGGAATTGGCAGTTAGTGACCCAGTCCCTTTCAAGCCGACCTGAGCGAGCGACGAGTTGACGAAGGCAGCGCACCATGCGGTTTGTGCCGCATCGATATCGACGCCGCCACGCTTGAGAAACGCGTTGATGCTTGCGGCACTGGTGTTTTCGTTCTTTCCAATCAAGCCGGAAGCGAGGTCTACAGCACCCGACGAAGACTTACCGCCTGATCCACCAGATACGGCGCCAATGATTGCGCCAACGCCGCTTCCACCGCTCGCCGACACTGCGCCATTCGCGCCGCCTTTCGTGCCAAGGATCGCATTTGTGAGCTGATCGAAAACCTTATCCCAGAGTTTGGATGCCTGGTTCATCAATGCACTCTGGATGGCATCCCCAAAAGCTTTTCCGATATCACCGCCGCTACTTAGAAGCGCACCCTTGAAATCAGAGAAAAAGCTGTTGAGCTCCTCGCGCGCACCCTCCATGCGGATTGATTGGCGAATGTCGCCTGCTTCCTTGCTGTCGAGGTTTTCCGGCAACCCATATGCGCGCAGACTTGAAACAACGCGCTGATCTTCACGGGAGAGCGAGTTCATGCGACGATCTTGCAAGAGATCCTGCTGCAACTTCGCCTTCGCAAGCGTCTCCGAATACTGCCTGTAAAGCTCGACCCGCTTTTCGATCTCAGCGCGCTGATCTACCGATAGTGAGCGCCCCTTGTCTTCCGACTGCTGGAAAAGATCGAGCGCAAAACGGGTCGCATCGGCCTCGACTCCGAATTTCCCGATAAGCTCGATCTCTTGCTGAAGCTGACCAACGCGATCTTCGGCTGCTTTCTTCAGGTCGCGATAGGCATTTGCTGCGCGCTGCGCCGCCGTTTCGGCCTTTTTGTTGCTTTTCTCGGACCCAGGCAATCCTTCCAGCTCAATGAGCGGCCGGCGCTCCGGCGTCGGTGGATTGGCAACATCGAAAAAGCCGGGGTTCTGGATAGGACCGTCAGCAGACTGACCATCACGGCCAAGCCTCCGCCGGTCCGGATCGTAACTTCTCCATGTCGTGATATCCTGCGTCCTGGCAACGGCGTCGTTTGCCTTCTGGACGCTTCCGGCTGCAACGAGAGCAGATGAAGATAGGGTTTCAAAAAGCTTGGCGAACTCGGTTAGTGCCGGAATGCCGGAGCTATTAATTGCAACGGCCAGTGCAGTTTGCACTTTTTCGACTTGTCCAGCCTCTAATTTCCCTTCTTTCGCCGCATCTGCAAAACCATTGAAAGCGAGTTGCAGACTCCTGACATTTTCGTACTTCTCTCCCACTAAGTCCAACTGTGAAAGCAAATCAGCAAACGAAATTGTAGCTTTATTAAGCTCAACCCTGACATTGGCTAGATTTTTTTCATTGATGAGTGCAACGCCTTGCCTCAGGTCGGCAGCTTCCTTTACCCGGTTTAGCTCACTGGCATAATCGCGCAGCATAGGGATCGTATCACCCCACCTTTCAGCGACTGCGCTGATCAGCTGCGCCTGCTCTTTCAGCTTTTCTGCCGAATCCCCACTGCCGGAGACGACGCCGGAAAAATACTGCACGGCAGCAGCGGTAGCACCGATGGCGCCAATCGTCACAAGCGAGATCGGATTGACGAGTTGCATAAAGGCACCAGCGACAGCCGGACCGATCTTCGAACCACTATTGCGGATATCGTTAAAGACCTGCGCGACCTGCGGACCCTGCTGGAGCGCCACCGTGTACCATGGCATAAAACCGGCCGTCGCCGCGATATCGAATCCCTGCGCAGCAAGGTTCGAGGTGTTGAACGCGCTTGCGTTGCCGCCACCGCCGGACCGGGTCACTGTGACCTGAAGCGCCTGATTACGCCCCTTGATAGCTGCCGTCGAAGCCAATGCGGCCTGACGTTCGCGAGCAATAGCCTTGGCCATCTCATCAGCGGAAATCGCGCCGAGCGCATGCGCACGGCGGATGTCAGCGACGGCAGCCTTGTAACTGTTGATGGTGTTGAAAAGCGGAGAGTACCTTGCGCGCAGGCGCTCCAGTTCCTTGCCCTGATCAGCGAGTGCTCCGGTCCACTCCTTCGACGCCTTGATGCCTATCCCCATCATCGTGTTGATGCGGTTCTGCATCGCCGTGGTTACACTATTATCGATCGACGAGCCGACCTTTGCGAACTGCTTCTGGATGAATCCCGACAGTCCGGTAAGATCACGCTCGATACGCTGGATGCTCCGGCGAAGGGTAGCCTGATCCGTCGAAATACTGATAATCAGGTCATCGGTGTTGTCGACAGACATACAGGCATCCTACAAATGAGGCTCACTCAATTAGCGGCCATACGGGGAAGAAGATGATTCTAAAAAAGATTGCCGTGGTTGGTTTAGCCACACTTCCAATCACCGGATGCAACACCATAAAAAACCAGTATGTGGACGCGTCGGGGCGATACGGAAGCGGGTCAACAACGTTCGGAGCCACACAGGAGAACGTGAAATTTAATATCTCAGATGGAAAATCGACCTGCCGAGGGCAAGCCGAGAATTGGAGATCAGCAACTCTTGTCATGCCCATCGATTGCAGCAACGGGTTACGAGGGACAGTAACAATGACCCGTCCCACGGCAAATGCGTCGATTATTGCGGGTGAAGGCACCATGCAATTTACTAACGGAGAGATACGACGATTTATCTTCGCACCATAACGCTACCCGTACATCACGAGCAGCCGGTCCATTTCACTTTCAGAAGGCGCCGACGGTTCCGCTTCGGCCCCGTTGGCGTCATTCCGTCCGTGAATGGCTTCGAAGAATTCCGTCAGGGTGACACCCCAGAAATCGACGGGACGAAACCCAAGACCGCCGATCCCTATCCGCATCCAGTCCCGCCAGGGGAATGGCTTCTCGTCGATCAGCTTGCCGCCTCCTTGGCGGCTTCGACGTTTCCCGCGTCATCCTCGAAATGATGTGTCAGCACCGCAAGGAAGGCAGATTTGCAGTCGCCGAAATGCTTTAGTTTCAGCTTCGTGATCGCAGCCAGAGCATCGCCCTTGATCGTCAGGAGTTCTATCCCGGCAACCGTCGCTGCAACTTCGGCATCCGAAAGCCTGACGAATAGGTCATTCAGAGACTTGCATTGCAGGCGACTTGAGAGAGCAGCAAGACGCCCCATCTCCGCAGCGATCACCAGCTCTTCACCACCGATGACGAGGCGCGCCTCGCCGCGCGCCTCATTGACCGGGTATCTGTATTCTCGTTCCATGCTCTACTCCGATGCTGACGATGCGTTAGGCTTCCGCCGTAAATTCCAGAACGTCAGCCGCAACGAAGGTTGCGTTGAATTCCATGTTCGGCTCGACGTCGCCGGAGAACGAGAATTCCGTCACCATCCAGGAGCCTTCGTAGGTGCCGTCACCCGGCACCACCACCTGCGCACTGAACGCTTCGGAATTGCGAACCTTGTTGAGAAAGAATGTGGAGTTGGCGCTTTTGACGAAGTTGCCGGAGCCGGTGAAGGTGCGGTTCGAAATGCCGGGGCGACTGGTTTTTTGTACCGGGCCGCCGGGATTGGTGCAACTGGGAATGGTCGTATCGACCTCGTTGGATGACAGGTTAAAACTGCGGGTCTTGATGCCGCAGAGGTTGGTGAAATCTTCCGGATCCGCGCCGTTACCGATCTTGATCAGCAAAAGGCGGCCAAGCTGCTGTCCATCAGCCATTGTGATGTCCTTCCATAGGTGTCTGGGTTGTGATGATGGGTGCCGTCAGCGTTGGCCGCTACGGCTTCTCGACATAGGCCACCAGATCGATGACCGCGTGAGAGGATAGGCCGTCCTGATCGCGAAAAACGCGGTTCTGGCGGTGATTGAGGGAGACGAGGCGCCAGGTCTCCAAAGACAGCGGCGCCCGATGCAGTGCATTTTTGACCGCGTTTGCGAGGTTCTTCACCTCGACAAAACCGACTTCTCGCGACCATCCGTGCAAGGTCAGGTAGATCGTTTGCGCTGAAACGCAGGTCATATCGTCAGTGATTTCTTGCGCTTCACCAAGATGGACGTAGGGAAAGCTGACATTCTCTGGCACCCGATCATAAACACCAGCGCCCACTATATCGGCAACGCCGGCATCAGCCACGAGACGGGCGTGAATGGCTCCTTGCAGCTCTAAATCTGCGCTCGCCATATGACCTATTTCCTTCTGGCTTCGCGAATGGCGCGATTGACTGCATTTCGTATCCGGCGCCTGATCTTCGGCTTCATCGCTCGATAGATCGGGAAGATATGCGGCTTTGCGACCGAACCCGGATGCATGATGGCGCCAGTAGCTTTCGTCTGTTTTTTACCCAGAACAGTGCCGCCATCCTTGGCGACATTGTGCGGACGCGTTCCGAACTCAAGAAATCGCCAGATGAACTTTGCAAAGAGGCCTACGGCAGAAGGGTCTTTCGATGTGCGAACGCCGACCTGCTCCTGTGCTGGGCGATCTGCAATCAGATCAGCCTGAATGCTCTCCATATAATCGAGGGTTTCCCCTGTCGGAGCCACGCGCCGCACGGCATCAGCAAGGTCGTCACCAGCTGCTTTCTTTTCGTCGGCAGTGTATTTTTCGATATTGGGGGCAATCGTATTGAGGCGCCGCATCAAGGCCTCGCGACCGAGCACTTGAGCTTTCAGTACCATCACACCGCCACTCCGGACTGCATCAGGAGATCAAACCACAATCTATCGGTCGTTGCCGTCACTTCACGGATGTTGAAAACGACGCCCGTTCGCACATCCCGTGCGCGCCAGTCTGGTGTAATCAATTTCGACTGTGAGCAGGCGCGGATGAAGACAATCTGGGTATGCTGTCCCTGAAGGCGGTCAGCCATGACGGCTTCGCCGCCGCGAATATGCGTAACGCCTGCCCGACGTTGAAACTGTTCCTGCCATGCGCCTTTGGTGTTTCCGTATCCGTCTTGCCGATCGACGCGCTTGTCAAAAGCGAAGCGATAAAACAGATCACCCGCTGATCTTGTTTTCGCCATCGGAAACCGTGCCTTTCCTTGTCACCAGGATTGCTTTGCCAGCCTTCGTTGCCTTCTCGGCACAATCACGCTTCACGACACCTGTCCAACCAGCCTTGTACGCTCGCGTGACGGCCGGGGTGATCTCGTAGTTAAAGTTCTGTGTAAACCTGACTCGTGGCATCTCTACACCCTCAACCATCTGTACGGATCAAGAAGCAATCTGCTGGAGGGCGGCAGGCCATCTCTCCCGCCGCGATTCTCATACATATCCGTCACGGCAATCATGGCTGCGACTTTGAACACGTCACCTTTGCCGAAGGGAACGAGAGGAATGTTGCAGTACTGGAGAACAGCTTGCTCAGCAGCGTCCATGTAAGTCTGTATAGTGACGTCGTCATCTTCGAAATCGACGCGCAGATGCTGCTTAACTTCCTCGAGCGAATAGAGCGGCGCTAGAGTTGCGATGACGACGTCAGCCATATTGGCAATCCTATTCCGAGGTTTTCAGGTTCTGTTCCACGGCTTCGCGACCCGACAAGGTTGGATCGTTGAAGTCGATACGGTTCTGCGTTTCCGACGTTCCCTTGCGCGGGTCCGCATCAACGGCGATGTGTGAGGGATCGACATCCGGGACCGACTGGACAGGCGCGCCGGACGGTGCAAATTCAGACGCGGCAGGGATGTTTGCCGCCTTGCTGCCATCGGGTTTTGCAGCAGGCGTCTTCGCCACGGTTTTTGCCGTGGCAGCCTTGCCGGTAGAGGTATTTTTGGTAGCCATTTCGCTATCCTCCGTTGAGGTCAGGGTGAAAGGCGGCAGAAAAATCTGCCGCCCACGCTGCTTAAGGGTTCACGGCAATCTTGAGCGCGCGCATGGGCTCCGGATTGTACACGCCGCCGCCGACGCGCTTCGTCGTATAGAAGTGCACGAACGGCTTGTTGGTGAATGGGTCGCGCAACACGCGGATGCCAACGCGATCGACAACCAGGTACGTTGCCTCCATGTCGCCGTAGAGCGCGGCAATCGCGTTTGCAGCCACGTTCGGCATGTCCGGGATCTCGACGATCGACTCGCCCGCAAGCGTTGCCGGCTGGCCTGCGGCAAAGGAAGGCTGCCAGAGATAATTGCCCTGCCCATCCTTCAGCTTGCGCATGGAGGCCTGAGCAAGTCGGCCCGTGAACAGCTTGGCGTTCTGCCGATAGACAGCCGGGATCGAGTAGAACAGGTCAATAAACCCATCCGACGTGAGGGCAGCAGCAGAACCGCTGTTGATCACCTCAATGGCACCCCAGGGGTGGCGCGCAGCGTTGGCAGCGCCGGTCACGTAAGTGAGGACGCCGTGCGGCTTGTTGACACCATCACCGGAAAGGAAGGCAATACCTTCCTGACGGGCAAACTCGGTATCCACCTCGGCGCCGAGCCATTCTTCCAGGTTGATCGCGGAGTCGTCGAGCAGCTGCTGGGAGATAGCCGGGTTGGCGTAGATTTCTCCGAGCGGGAAATCCAGCTGACCGATCTGCGGCGTAGAGGTCGCAGGCCGCGCGGCAGTTTCACCGACCCAGCCGGAACCGATAGCACGGTCGGTAAACAGCTTCTTGAAGCCGGCGCCCGTAATCGAGATCACGCGAGCGTTGGCGCGGATGGGAGAAACAAGCTTCAGCTTGCCGGTAATGGTGCGGTCCCATTCAACGGGAGCGAGATAGCCACCGTCCTCGGCAACGCCTTTCGTCATTGCGGACTTCACGTCGCCCTTGCGCATATGTGCCTTGAAGGCGTCGACATATTCGGGGTC